GCCGTTTGCTCCTGAACTAAATCGAATGCTTCAGCAATGAAGTATGTGCAAGACTAATTTCTTTTATCTTCTAACTTATAAGAAGAAAGATTTAAAGCTTGGGATAATGTTCCGACAGATGGCACTAGTTAACTTATGAGTTGAACGAAGGAACTTTCGATCTCTATCATTACTAATAGAAGAATCGATATTTCTATTCGCTAACTCTAAGTAACTACCTCACAATTCTCGGTTCTCTAGAGGAGGGGGCTGTCTTCAAGACTTAAGGTCTTCAAGACGGTTCCACTGTTCTAGATGGACAAGAATAGGAGGTGCAGCTAAAACTGCAGGATACCAACGTGGTAACATCGGTACTGGAGGAGCTTCGAGCTCAACCCTACGGATGGTCATCCTTTTTGCTCACTTATGAATTTCATCAAGCGAGTAATTAAGATTAAACCATCCAGTAATGTTGGGCCTAGGCTCTTCTCAATACGGATCTGGCTGATGAGCGGAGAGTGTAAACAAGAACATTTTCGTAAGACTAGTCCAAGTCGTTACTTTATAATACTGAAACCACTCAGTATCACGAAGTAAAGATCTGGCTTTAAAGTTCTTTTTGATAGTGTTCTTATATACACTTTCTTCGAAGAAGAAATTCAATTGGGATCACAAAAACTGAAGACATTTAGTTTCTGAGATCTCTCCCGCGAAGGGAAGACGCATTTTCGTGAAAAGGCCACTAATCATGGCCACACCCGAAAGCTGACCCCTCGTGAATTTGGATACTTCATCGAAGAGTTGACTATTAGACCTTATCGATTTGCGGTATCGACTTGGTTTATTGTCAACAACTCCGTAAAATTCAGCCACCACGTCACTAATCTCCATAGAGAAAGGAAAACCCCTTTTCGCAGTCTCCTCAATCAGATTAAAGAGAAGATAGTACTTCTTCTTTGATTCTGTTAGAGCGGAAACTGAGAAGCCGGATATCTCTTCACCTTTGTAAATAAACCTTTTGGCAAATTCACAGAAGTGAGGGGAGATGTGAGTCTTTGCTTTCGCAATACTCACTCCTAACTTTTCAGGAACATAGCGCATGTACATATCTCCCAATCTTTTATCTCCTATGAGAAGATCATCACCAAGGATGCAATATTTTGCATTCCTTCACTCTATATCTAACTCTTGACAGAGGAAGTATAGGATGAAGTGATGTGCTAATGCAAAGGAAGCCCATGAGGAATAAGCGCCCATTGGATTACCAACTGAATAATTAATTCACTGAATTTGATTATTTAGCTTGATAGCAAATGGGTGCCCACTCATCACTCGTTCCCATGCATCACAAAAGAAATCAGGGAGGATACCTCTTAATACTTGGCTTATAACTTTGATAGGGAAGCGATCTGTAGCAGAAGATAAATCTATGCTATAGAAAACATCCCAGTCTTTAATATGAGACCTGAATGACCCTTGATCAAACGTAAAATCTTGAGGGATCTTCTTAAGTACTCTATATAGATACTTATGAAGACCAATTAAGACCGTTTGACTAAAGTAATCCAGGATTCCTATTAAACGTACTTTCCCTTCTTTGTCAGCAAAGTAACTTATCTTTCGATATTTACCGTGAAGACTAGAGAAGAAAATACCAAAGAATTTCTGCCATATTAAGCAAAAATCTATAGCAACCATAATATTCCGACTATATCCTGATAGTACACCAAGATCCATTACTAAGGAGTGAGGTAATGATACAAGGTCGCTTAATCAGGTAAACAGAGCATGGCCGTTAGGGCCAGACTTCTGACTATAGTGGAATCTTCTGAAAGATATAGATTGCGGTACCTTCTTGTGTTTCACATAGTACCCTAGGGACTTTCAAAAGGATCATGTTCATGCAGAGTAGTTCGGTAGTGACTCAACTGAAAGGTTGTCCACTATAGAACTTATATCTGGAACTACATTCTTTTGTTTTAAGCCTCTCGAAGCCATTAGAACTGTGACAATAAGCTGCAACCCAAAGGTTGGAACTTGTTGTTGTTCTAATTTTCTAGCTAAGAGAGTGCCAAAGCACCTAGGAATACCTGATGCAAACAACTTAACTCCCGGGATAACCTCCTTATTTCCCGAAAGGAAATTAAAGAAGTTACCCCTAACACTTTTTACAAAAGTGAAACCACATGTTAATCCTCGTGTTGAGAAGACAGAGGATAACGATGTGAGGAGAGGTTGAAGTTCAGAGAGATTGAGCCCCTTATGGCCCTTACAGGCGATAAGAAGCCACGTTAAAACCTTTGGCAATAGAACATCATACAAAGTAACTGCAGCGGCACCGCTAGCCGCCCGTTTGTTCTTGGTATGTTCCTTCTTACTAATGTTGGAGTGTCGTTTATTATATTTCATGTAAGTTATATAATTAATGATGCTACGCTGTCTGCTTATCAAGGAATTCTGCCCATGTGGTGGGCTACCTAGATAAGATTGGCAGACATTAGAATAGGGAAATCTGAGAAAGGGATTGACCTTTATAGGACTGCCCATTGTAAGATAAACGACGATCTTACCGGGATTTTCCTATACTTCCAAGGTCTCAGATATGTACTGCTATGGTACGTTCTTAGGGAACTACGAAAAGACCCAATTGGCTATTACTAGCGGAGTAATAGACCCCCACATTGACGGGGGTACACTGTCTTAGTGAAG